TGACGAAGTGGTAGTTCTTGCCATCAACCTCGCCGACCCGTGGCGGGCGGGTGGTGGTCGAGACCACGGAGGCAAAGCCGGTCTCGCGCAGCTTGGCTTCGAGCGTTGATTTGCCGGCGCATGTCGGGCCGGTCAGGATCACGATGAAGGGCTTCATACGCTCTTGCCCTCCCAACGGTTGCAGTAGGCCGTCTTCTTGATTGCGAACCCGCCGATGGCACAGCGCATGTTCGTTTCCTTCTGGCTGACGGGCAAAGTCAGGTCGTAATACGGGTCTTTGCCTTTTGCCACACACTCATTGTTGTAATGAACCATCCAATTGATCGGCACCATCTCCGACGTGAAGTGATGACAGTTACTGCAGGTCGGGCCGGACGCCGAGTAGCCCTGCGCTTGTTTTGCTTCTGCTTGTTTGCTCATGTTGCGCTTGCTCCTTGCTTTGCGATGGCGTTCGTGGTCAGAACGCAGTGCGCCAGGATCGTGAAAAGACCGACCTCTGCGCCGTTTGCGTCGATGAGCTTCACGATGCCGTTTGGATGAACTTCGTCCCGCCACGGGAAGGGGTGGCGGGCACGAATCTCGGCAATAGTCATGCCGGGATTGGTCATGGCTATGCCGCCTTCGCCAGCGTCTGGCCCAGAATTGCGCATTCCTTTGCGGAGAACACGCGGTCCAGATCGTCGGCGTTTGTCTTGTCGGTGCGATAGCTGGCGGTCTTCATGCGCGGCAGAAAGAGCGAATGCAGCCGGTTACTTTCGCTCGGCTCCATGATGTCGTTCGCCACGACCTCGATCACCTTGCCGATGAACTCGTCCGGGTTCGCATCGACTGCGTCACGCAGCGCCTCGTTCTTCACGGTGACATCGACCTTCAGGAAGCCGTCCGAAGTGCGGCACGCGAAGCTGCCCGCCCTGCCCTCGTTCTTGGTTCCGGCGCGACCAGGCACGATGCCTTCGATCTCGAGATCCACGTCGAACTCCAGCTTGAGCTTGATCTGCTCCTTTGAAGTGCCGTCCTTCCAGATCGCCGCGGGATGCTTGATCACCGTGCCTTCCTTGCCCAGCTTCATCAGTTCGCCAGCGTGAGCGTAGGCTTCCATCTTCGAATGCACGAGACGGGTTGGGATGAGGCGGACGGACTCTTTCGAGGCGCGCAACTGCAAGATCAAGTCAAGCAGGCGCTTGCGGTAGGGTTTGGCGAACTTGCCCTTGGTCACGACGCTGGTCAGCGGAATCTGGTCCCAGACGAGATAGACCGGCTTCTCGTTCGTGCCGAAGTCGCCACCGTTGATCACGTGGTTCATGATCCCGTTGCCGATTTCGCGGTCGAGCACCTTGCCGTCACGCATCACCACGAACTCGCCATGCTGTTGATGGCCGGGCAGCAGAAACTCACGCACGCCGGACACAACGTTCTGGAACTTCTCGATGGGGAATTCGGTGCCTTGACGGCTGCGAATCGCCACGAGACCGCTTTCCTCGTGATCGACGTTGGCGAACATCCCGTCTGCCTTCTCCTGACTCGGGACGCCTTCCGCCCACGGCCAGGCGTCGAGGTCGGTGTCTTTCGGCAGCGAACAACGCATGTAGGGAAAGTCCGGGATCAGCCCCTTGCATGCCTTGTTGATCGTGGATTCGCTAAAGCCGGCACGAAGGTCTTTGCGAATGATGCGAACGAGCAGATCGGCAGAGCCTTCGTCAAGCTGGTCGATCTCGCCGGCAATGGCTTCGAGCGCATTCTGGCCGGTCAAGCGGCGAGCGATCAGATCGTCGAGCAACTGCCAGGTCTCAGCGTCGAACTGACGAAAGCCCTCGTGCGCTTTGCCAACGACCTTGCGCACGCCGTAGGTCTTGAACGGGTTGTAGGCATACTCGCAGACGCGCTGGAAGAGCGGGAATTGCATTCCGGTCGTGACCATCGCCTGCTTGTCGTTCTTGCTGGGAGACGCCGCGATCTGGTCGAGGTGTGCGAGAACTTCGGATGAGTTCATGAGTGACTTACTCCTATAAGTGTAGTTTATTTGCCCATCATACGACGGGCCATTTCAAGAAGGCTCTCACCTGCCTTGGGTTCAACCTTCGGGGGCGGCGCCACCTTGGGCATCTCTTTTGCAATCGCGCGTGTGATCGCCTTTGCGTAACCGGCATCATCGATCTTGTCGATGACCGAACGCTTCAATGGTACGGGTGTGGGCTTGGCGATGGGCGCGGACTTCGGGCGAACGCTGCCCATATCGATTGTCGCAGACGGGTTCCTGGAGATCTTCGCCCATTGCTCGGGAGTCTCGGCAGGAAGCTGAATCTTGCTGCGCTCCAGAAAGTAGATGGCGTGGCCTGCGCTGTGCTCCTCCTTGCGCATCCCAAGCGCGGGGCATTCCCGCTTTCCGATAGCGGCGCTGCACTCGGAATACACAACCTCGAGCCGCCCTTCCTTGCGCTCGTCGCACAGACGCAGACACATGGCGTAGGGGCGCGAGTGCCCGACAATCACGCAGCGGGTGTAGAAGGCATTGCGCCGACCGTCGCCCGACGCCTCGGGCGGGATTGATGCGTCGATGTTTCGTCCAAGCATGTCTTCCTCCTACCAGCTCGCAAAATCAGTGTGTAGCGCCACAGCCTCTTCCAGCTCGACGCGCCCGTCTCTGTGTGATTTCAGCATCTCACCGAAGGTCAGGAGAAAAGACTGCCTGATCGTCTCCTGCACTGTCGGGTGAAGGCGCTCAACGAAGCCTTGAACTTCGCTCACCATGTTCCCCACTCCTCGTGTTTTGGTCCCGCGTCTTCCGTCGGTTTCGGCGGACGCGGGAGGTCTTCAAGGTTCATTCCCCCTACTGCCGGGTTGGTGTAGCTGTCGTCGCCCGTGAGCCCCGTGTAAATTTGGGCGGCATGACTAGCTTTGAAGTATCTGTAAAGAACGCTCGACAATTCGTCCGACTCATGAATGTCTTTAGTGAGGTTCGGCACGAACCTGTACCCGCGCTTTAGCTTTGAGGACATGGTTCGGTCAGCTTCCCAATCGGCCTCTCCTCGTTTCACCTCGACAGCCTTACACTGCCCTATTTCACGCGGCAGACAGCCCACGCCGAGCATGTACGGACCCCAATGGGTCACGATGTACGCTCTTGGGCTTGCGCTCGACGAGATGGCAAACACCTGATAGAACTTGGTGCCGGTCTCATGAACGGCAAACCAGCTTTTGATCGTCACTGACATGCGACCTCCCCCATAACTTCGATGCTGCTATTGTGCTGATTATAGCTTGGAGGGTCAGTAAGCTGTGACTTAGGCGCTTGAGCGACGAAGCATACGCAGCTTGATGGCGCTCGCCGGCGTCAATGGCGTCGCACTCCAGAAGGAGCGACACACGACATCGGGCGGAACCTCGTTCGGGTCTTTGTCAGCAGGCAGCATGGCGACCTTCACCTTCATGCCGACTCCCTTGAGCATCTCGCCAGCGACGATGGCGTCGTCGAGCGCCTTGACTTCGCCATCCCACATCATTGTGACCTCGCGAACGCCGCGCTTCTGCAGCTCCATGAATTTCGCAAGCTGACTTTGTTCGCTGCCGAACGAGAGATGCTTGCCGAAGGTGCCAACAGGCACAACGTCACGAAGGTCCGGGTCGGTGTCGAGCGCAATCTTCTGCGCGGCGACATCGAATACGCCCTCCCCCACAATGATGCGCTCGGTGTTGTGGACGTTGTGCCCGTTGAAGAGATGAACCCCGGTCGATGCGAAGCCGTTGGGGAACAGGTATTTCTTCTCGGCGGTGCCGGTGATGTCGCGCGCCTGAAAGCTCACGAGCTGGCCGTCCAGATCGAAGACCGGAATGACGATCCGCATCCCGAAGTCCTGGTATCGGGTGTTGCCGTAGTTGTCCTCGTAGGAGAGCAGACCCTTGTGGCAGAAGCGAAGGTGAAAATACTCGGCGATCTCCTTGCTGATGCCCCTGTTCTCGAGATAGGCGAGGTTGCGCCCGTTGATCGGGATGGGCAGCGAGTATGGCAGCTTGATCGTCTTCGAGACCGTGCTGACGGCAACCGTGCTCTTGCGCGGCGGGCGCCAGCCCATCTCTTTCGCCACTTCGAAGATGTGGGCCGCAGTCTTGGAGTTGTCCAGGCCGGCGTGAGCGCGAATGAATGTGAATTTGTTGAACTTCGCGCCACAGCTTCCAGAGAAGCAGTTGCCCAGCCCACTTTCCACGTTCAGAAACACCTTCCACTTCGAGGTGCCGCAGCAAGGGCACTCGCGCACGTTGTATTGAGCTCCCGACGAGCCGTGGGTCTCACGGTAGTCAATGCCCTCCCGGTCCAGATACGCCCCGATATCGAGGCGCTCGAGCACTTCTCCAAGACTGCGGTCTTCCATCATTCGGCCCCGATGACTGCGGTGATGAACTTCATGCGGTCGATGTCCTGCTTGATCCGCACACTGAAGCCCGACGCCTGGTTCCGTGAAGCGGCAAAGTAGAGACGACACTCGCCACAGGCCCGCTCCTCTTCGGTCTTGTTGATCGAGATCACGATGTCGGCGATGCGAACCTTGTTGAAGTCCTCCGCGATGTGCTCCATCTTCGCAACGGCTGCCTTCGACCCTTCGCGGTTGGTCTGGGTGGCAGTCAGAAGGGCAACGTCCTCGATCTGCGACAGAGCGCGCAAGCCCACATAGACGGATTTCGAGTTCTCGATACTGTCGTCCGTGAAGCGCTCGGGCGCCATCAGGTCGGCGTAATCGACCACGACGAGGTCGTACTTGATGCCCTCCATCTTCTTGCGCTCGATGAGCCTGCGAAGATCGGACACCCGCATCGTCCCGGTCGGGAACTCCACGATGTCCAAGCGCCCCGCCTTCAGGTGCCAGGCTTCGACCGCCTCGCGCACTACGTGGATATTCGTTCCAAGCTCAAACATGAGCTGGTCCGAGATATTCGCGTCGATCCGCTCGGCGATGATCTTCGCGGAGACCTCAAGGGTCACGTACAGGACGTTGTAGCGCATGATGCAACCCGCCGCATTGATGGCGAAGTTGATCAGCGCGGTCGTCTTGCCGGCCTTTGCGCCACCCATCAGAACGGACAGCTCCCTCTTTCCCCAGCCCTTGTGATAGAGGTGCTCGTCGAAGGCGGGGAAGCCCGTGGTGATGCCTGACGGAGGCAGTTCGCCGGCAGCACGGGCAAGACGCTCTTCCGTCCGGGACGCGATCATGGCCCCATAGGAGTAGATCGGCTGGTCCATGTGGGCGCCGACGTTCAGCGCCGACTGGAGGGCCTTCTGGATGCTCTCAAAGTCACGCTTGTCCAGGCTGCCTACCGACTCGAGAATCGCCCTGCTGACTGCCTGGTGGCGGGCAAACGTGGCAATCTCATCGACCACCAGATCGCGGTCGGAGATGTCCGCGCCCCATAGCTCCTTCACGCGGGAGCGAATGAGCGGGATGTTCTCCGGCCTGATCATCTTGTCCATCTTGTCCTTCTCGATGAGATGGACAAGGGTCTTCACGTCGCCGGGTGACTTCTTGTAGCGGCGGTAGTAGCGCAGGGCGAGGCTGACCAGCATCGCGTCCGCGACGTTCTCGAAATACTCTGGCTCGATCAGACCGTCCGTGCGTTGCATGAACACGGAGTCACGAAGGCAGAGGGCTGAAATCTTCTCCTGAAAGCCCGCATCGAATTCGAAGTGGGGCTTCTCGATGGTCTCGTCCTCTGCCGCAACGGTAGCGGCGGCAACCATCACTGCACCTGAGCCGACTCGAAGGACTCGATGGCGTGCTTGTAGAAGGTGATTTCACGGCCGTCCGTCAGCATCGTGATCGTGTATTTGTCGCGGGCGATCAGCTTGCCGACGATCAGACGGTCGCCATTCATGGGCATGATCCCGATGTTGCCACCGCTGTCTTGCACCTTCTTGAGAATGGCGTCGTGACCCTTGGCGACAAAGGGTTTGCGTGGCGGCTTGCTGGTGTGCCCCGGACGAACCGAAAGAGTGCGACGCTCGGCGTCACGTTGCTGTTCATTGCGGATCTGGATGTTGTCGTTCATGGAGATACCCCTTGGTCTAGCTGGCTAAAAAGTTGGTCATGGATGACTTATGCGCAGGCTGCGAAACGCACGGCACGGTTCAACGCATCAACCCCAAATTCCTGCCCGGCCAGCTCTAGCGGGAGGACGTTGTTCTTGAGGACGCGAGCAAGCGTCAGGTGCTTGTGCTCCCGCTGCTTGATCTGCCCGACGACCCACGTATGGTATGCGTCTTGATCTGGATGGGCGACGTAGCGATCAGCGGAGAAGAAAGGTCCGTCGGCAAGCTGCAGCACCTCGCGACACCGACGCTTCCAGGAGTCTTCGATGTCGAGAACCAGTTCTTCGGCGTACAGTTGGTTCGGGCGAGGAAGGTTCCGCCACCCGCGATCAGGGAAGCGCTCAAAGATCGTGCGCAGGTAGAAGTCATACTTGCAGCCGATCCGATCTGCCTCGCGTCGAGCAAGCCACATCGAGACCAGCTCGGAAGACTTGAACACGTCCTCTGGTGAGAACGGACTGACTAGGTGTGCGGTGCGAATATCGACAGTGCGCTTGTAGGCTTCGATGTACTCGAAGCGATACTGCGCCGCGAACAGATAGGTCGCCTGGGCGGGCAGCATGTGCCGGTAGTCGAACCAGCGCAGCTCACGAAGACCTGCCTCATCTTCGCGATGGGCTTCGTGAATCCCCATCTCGGCAAGCCAATATTCGCGTGCAGACAGGTGGCTCCCGAAGTATTCGGTAACTACAGGCATCCTCTCCCCCTTAAAAAGTCACTTAAAACTGAAGTGAAGTCAGTATAGCTATCCTGGTTGTATTGTTACTTGGGGATGCCCCGTTTTACCTTAACCTTGCCGCGACTTTATGGCGCGGGAGTCTCGTATGCCTCGACAATCTCCTGAACCAGCCCGGAGCGAACGATGTCGCCGTTTCCGAACTCAATCACCTTGACTGCGGGAATGTGCGAGAGCCTGCGAATGGCGTCGAGTAGGCCGGAGTTCCTGATGTCGAACTGAGCCGGGTCACCATCGACGATCACGGTGCAGTTTTCGCCGATGCGAGTCAGGAAGAGCTTCATCTGCTCGGGCGTGGCGTTCTGGGCTTCGTCAAGAATCACCACTGCGTTCTTGAAGGTGCGTCCGCGCATGTACGCGAAAGGCTGTGCCTCGAGACGACCGATCTTGATGAGGTATTCGACGTAGCTCTTGCCAAGCCGCTCGTTGAGAACGTCACGAAACGCGGCGATGTAGGGCTCGTACTTTTCTTCCAGCTCGCCGGGGAGAAACCCGAGAGACTCGCCAGCATCGACGGCTGGACGGGTGATGATGATCTTTTCGACCAGCTTGGACTCGAGCATCTCGGCGGCAGCGGAGCCGGCGATGTAGGTCTTGCCGGTGCCTGCCGGACCAATGCCGAAAATCAGCTTGAAGTTACGAATGGCAGAGAGATACTTGGCCTGCTTTGCATTCAGCGCTTCGATGGGCGTCTTCACTCGACGCTGGACAATCTCGGTAGGGAGGTCTTGAACTTGCTGCCGTTGGTCGGTGGGCTTGCGCTTGGTGCTGCGTTGCGCTGCACGGCTGGTTTTCGCCATTTCGTTGCCTTGTGAGGGGTGGTGGAAGGAACGACTTCGATCTTATCAAGGCTGCTCTAATAAGTCACTATTGACTTATGACGCAGGACATGCCGAAAGCTATGCGATCAGCGACTTCACGACAGAGGCATCCATTTCGACAGGATTGCGGTGATACCACTTTCCGCCCGAGACGGCGAAATCCGTGACCGGGATGTAATCGAAGTTCGTGGCACGCGTGTGGGTATCAACGTTGATGATTGCGAACCCCATGTGCCAGCGCTCGCCTTCGCAGTAGCTTGCCGAACGCCTGTGTCCGCAACCCATCTGGTGCCACTCGTAAGCGCCGTAGATCGGGCTGAACGCGCCCCAGACCTCGTGCCTATGATGATGGCCGTTCACGCCAGGCAGGCCCATGTTGCGGGCGTGCGGGAAGTGGTGACAGACCACCGTGTCCCAATAGACCTTGTAGTTGTTCGCCAGCTCCTTGTCGAAGTCGCGCTTCGTCCAGGCTGCGAGATCCGCCTTCGCAACGTAGTTGATCTGAAACTCATCCAGCCCAAGCAGCTTTGGAATGGTCATCCCGTGCAGATCCGAGAGAACCGCCCGCAGAGCCGGCGTTGCGTCCGCAAGCTGTCGCAGCAAGCGCGCCTCGTGGTTGCCTTCGATGAAGTCGATCTGTGCGTTCGGACAGGCTTCGCGCAAAGGTCGCAGAATGTTGTCGTGGGCGAACTTGATGCGCCCCACCACATCCCACTCGCGAGGATCAACGCCATACTTGCCGAACTCGGGCAGGTCGAAGATGTCGCCCACCAGCGCAATCACGTCCGGCTGAACGCGCTTGGCCGTGTCGATCAGCACGCGGAGGTAGAACGGGTCGATCTCGATGTCGTGCAGGTCGGAGCACGTCAGGATCGTTTTGAAGCGGTTGCTGTTCGTCCTCTCGTATTTGTCGGCGTAGTCCTGGCGCTCGATGTTCAGGCGTCGGTAGTGATCGACAGAGGCGTGCTTGGCGATGTGGCGTTCGAGAGAGTGCTGGTGACGCGAGAGCTTCAGGCCCGCCTGGCGCTTGAACTCTTCGAACGTGCCGGCCCACCGTGACCAGACGGACTCGGCAAATTTCCCATGAACGCGATAGTAATTCCGTGAAATAGAAATTTCAGGATGGGCAATCGCAAGAGACCGAAGATCCTCGACGCACTCGTCCCGCGTTCCCTCTTGCAATTTTGGAATAAGTGTTTCAGAAAGTGGCGTCTCACCGATAACCCCATAATGCGGAATTTTGGGACTCGGGCGCTTTCCCTTGTGATTGTCGCCTAGCAAGGCGTCTTCCAAAAACATTCCAGACCGGAATACTCGATTTCTCAGCGTGCCCTTGTTGATGCCAAATTCGTTCGCCCATTCGTTGATTGTTTGGCTCCTGCCAAACGCCTCAAACATCGGAGTGTCGTTCCTCTCTTTAGCCTTTTCCCTCACCCGCTCAACATGCTCTTCCGAGCACTTTCGGCCCTTCAGTTTCTCATTGCGCTTGTCGCAAGTTTCCTGACTTTGTTTCTTGCCAGTAAGCGATTTCGAAATCTTGGTCTTTGCCTCTTCTGTAAATGTGCGACCCTTTTGGGCCGCGCTCATCCTGGCCCGTGCCTCGTCGGTGTATTTCACGCCAAGGTTTGAGTTGGCTGCTGGCGCAATGTTGTATCCACCCCGAGATATGTGACTGCGCAGCTCATTCATGTAGAACTGCTCGCGCTCAGTCAGCCTTTCAACATTTGCCTCCATGCGTTCAAGAACGGAAAATTCAAAGTTCTCCTCGCCGTGCTTGTCCCAGCTCTTTTGAAGCGGCAAGCAATGATGGTTTCCTGCCCGAAGGTGGTGCAAGTGCTTGATCCACCTCTTTTGCAGATGAATCGCCTGACCAACATAAACCCTTCCGTTAATCTTGTTCTCGATCTTGTAGATTCCAGCGTCTTGCCCGGCGCGACTGACCAGCTCCGGGTAGGTGCTGTCGTGTTGCTTGGCGCGACGCACCTCGGAAGATCGGTTTCGGACCGTCTGGTAGGAAAGGCCGAGCGCGTGAGCGACATCGGCCATCGTGGGGTATTTCTCGACGTTGTTGTAGATCGTCGCGAAGGATGCGGCGGTTTCCAGAGAGATCATTGAGCTGCCTGTTGTTGGATGACGGACTCGACGTAATCGACTAGCGCGTTGTGGCGCTCGGCAAGCTCGTGGTATCGCTCGACGACCTCCAGGTCGTTGTCGATGAGTTCCGGGACTCCAACGTCGGAAGAGGCTTCGCCCGCACCATCGCGGAGGCGGGTGGGGTCAAAAGGCAGTCCTTCGCGGGCACTGTCGAGCATCCAGACAGTGCCAAGGTCAAGAGTCCAATCATCGCGAACGCGCAGGTTCGCGAAGGCTTCAGGGCGGTCTGCATCGGGTTTCTCCGCTGGTTTCTGGGCAGGAGGCTTTACCCGCTTCACGACCTGCTTGCGGACCTCCTGAACGGCTTGGGTTGATGCCGTGATCTTCTCTTCAACCGCGACACTTTGCTTCAGGCTATCCCTGAGATCGACGGCGACTTCGCGTTGAGATTCGACCACGGCATCAAGATGGTCGGCCTTTGCAAAGCGCGCCTTAGTGTAGTAGCCAGCGCAGAAGCCGACCCCCACACTCAGCGCGACAGCGGCGGCCAATGTCTTGATGTTCGTCATGCGTGACTTACGGCTGGAAAACGCGCCGGCCCGAACGGGGCGGCGTGATCTGGAGATGCACCCAACTNGGGGTGGCGTCGGGNTGCTCCATCCAGAGGCCGACACTGACGAGCGCGGCTTGACCCGCTTCGGTCATGAGCCAGCGCTTCAGCGCNTTNGANGCGTCGGCAATATCAATGGCGCGCCCCATCATGTGGTGAGACTTTCGGGCGCCGCCGATAACGGCATTGACTGCTGCCGGCCGCCATCCAGAATTCACACGGCGCGGGCGTTCGTCTCCGGTTGCTGCGATATACAGCGCCAGGAGCTTGTTCGACCGCTCGACCGTGACGAGCGCGTTGGACCGAATCTCGTCGGTCAGTTCGTTAGCATGAGTTACGTCTCGCCCCATGTAGAACTCTTCGAGGGTGATCATTTGTCGATCCCGATACCGACTTCATCCAGGCGCTTCTTGAAGCGCCACTCGACGATCTTGATGAACTCAGCACCCATGTGACCGGCAAGGCCGGCTAGGATGCCGGTGAGATAGACCGGCACGTTGAAGTGCAAGCAGCCAAGCAGGCAGATCAGGCCAGCAAAGCCACTCATCGACAGGTGGATGAAAGCCTTGGCCCAGGAGTGCTGCTCGCCAGCAAGAATTTGTCGGAAGTAGCTCACAAGGCCGCCCCACATGGCGGTCACGGTCGCGAGCCAGATATGAAGCCATTCGACTTGGCCTGTTAGAAATCGCTCGGGCATCTCGGCACCAGGTTTGAAAAACTGCGGCAGTATATCCATTTTTGGCTCCAAAGGCCAGTCAGTCGTGACTTATCTTGCGTAGTCAAAAGGAAGATGCTTTCGGGCCAGCTCGACGCGATAGCTCTTCTCGCAGTGATCCGGCTCCCAGAAGAACAGCGCGTCGATCACCCGGCGCGGCCAGTGCCGGCCACGGTCGCGCGAGAGGCGATAGGCGCGCGCACTCAGCGTCTCGTCTGCGTGGCCTGCGAGAATCGTGTTGACGAGCTGGTCGAGGGCGATCAGGACTTGTTTCATTGCTGCACCGTCATGTCGTGGTGCCCGCCGAGCGCGATGCAGTGCAGGCCCTGAGAGAGCCACGCGGCGATGCGAAGGAGGTGGGTTTTCATGGCGCAGCCTCAGAGCCTCGCCGCTTCCACGAACAGCGCATTCATCTCGTCGTGCGTCATGCCCAGCGCGGCGCACAGCCCCGTCACCAGCGTGCTGCTGCGCTGCACCGCCTGCGCGTACTCCCACTCGATCTGCGCCGCCGAGCGTGCGGGCTCGGGCATCGACGCAATCGCCGCCTGCACTTCATCCAGTCGCCCAGCGGCCAGCAGCGCAAGGCGCGCCTGGCGCATCGTCACCGACTTGGGCGTCAGGGCGTCGCGCTCGGCCTGCCACGCAGCCTCGTACTCGTCGTGCGTGACCACAGCCAGCACGCCCGGAACGCCGATCACCGCGCCATCGGGTGCGGTGCCGTAGAAGGTCGGCGTGCGCGTCGGGTATTCGGATTCGAGCGCAAAGCCGTGCGCGAGCCCCTTCACGGCGGGCATCGCGGGTCCGTTGTGCATCGGCGCCTCAGTACAAGGGACGCCCGTCTTGGCGTCGACGTAGGTGTATTTCAGGTATTGCACGGCGTCACCTTTGTGAGTGCAGGGTT